GATGAACGGAAGAAAGAATAAATTTTCACACTTAACGCAAATTTTCAATATAAATGAAGATTGGTTGACACCAGTTGAATATCTTCCTTATATTGATGCGTTACTTGGGGACATTGATCTTGATCCATGTTCAACGCATTACGCAAATTCACAATATTTAAGAGCCCGTAAAATTTACACCACTAAAGAAGACGGTCTTAACATTGAAGACCCTTGGACGGGCATCACGTACCTGTTTCCACCTACCTATGGGCGGTGCTCCTTCAGCAAGGTACGCGGCACGTGGCGGTGGGGCCTGCGTGGGGGGACAAACAGCCATATGCCCAGTGTGGCGTGGTTTAAGCGATTAGAAAGGGAATGGAAATTGCGAAATATTCCAGAAGCACTGTTCTTCTCAACAAGCCATGAAATGTTCCGAGCTTATACAGCTATGTGGGATTACCCTGTGTGCATTCCACATAAACGTTGCAACCTTATAAGGGGAAACAGCGAGCACAGGTTAGAAACTCCTTTTACGTGGGGATTTTTTATTTACTTACCGAGACTTGATTTAGGTTTTAATCAATCTGATAACTTTCAAGCAATTTTTTCCCATTTAGGCAAAATTATTTGTTAAAAAGGGACGCTCTAAATGCATTTTTAAATCCATAGGTTTGATCGCCTGGACCACTCATGATAAAGCGGTTATCTTCACCACGTTGCTCTGCGATGTCGGACCGATTTCCTGCCTTACGTTTGTTGATGTACTCTTTTACGAAGCGTTTGCCTGCGGTGTTATCCTTTGCGCCCCTAGCCTGCGCGTAGCGGTTGTCAACGCCGTAATCAGTGCTAGTCTGTAAGCTCATATTCACATTCTGACAGTAGCAAACCCATGGAAGACCTGGTCAATAGCCCGTCACACTATACGTCTGGCTCAGTGGAGTGCATTGATGCGATTGAAGCAGCGATGACCAATGAAGCGTTTCGCGGCTATTTGAAAGGTAATATTCAAAAGTACCTTTGGCGGTACGAAGATAAAGAACATTCTGTTCAAGATTTAAAAAAAGCAGAATGGTATTTGAAGCGTTTAATCGCTTCATGCAAAGATTAAATGCATCATGGATGTTGATAAAATTCTTCACGAATACTGTCCAGAACTACAGTTACTGGACATGTTGGACTGGCTGCAGAACACTAAAGGTTCTTTGGGGAGCCCAATCCCCCTTGATCTTGATTCCAATAACGAAAAAAACGACGCACAACTTCCTCTGTAGGATCCCATTCTTGTACTTTGCGTTCTAAATATTCAATTGCTTTGATTTGATTAGGTGTTCCTTTGTAGTTATCCGCTATATTCAGCAGGCAATATTTTAAGGGACACTTGTGTTCAATGAAAAGGGGGATTTTTTTGTCCGCCGCTAAGTATGTATTCAACTCAACACGACGGCGTTCAACTAATAAATCACCTCCAGAAGCCCACAACCGATTAATGTAAGGGCTCCATTCACGGATGATTATATTCTTAGAAGCACCAGTATTTACCAAGGTTAACAATTTACATTCTTTAAAAGAAGGAATGCCAAGACTATGTGCAAAACTCAGTAGTGCAGCTTTTTTCTTTTCATTCAACGGCACAATAATATAGTGCTGAACTAAATTTGAAAATTCTTTCAAGTCTTCGATTAACTGTGCGTCTACCTGCTTCGTTAAGGCCTTCTCATAGCGCCCAACCCAGTGTTTACCTAGTTTAGTACTTCCGTAACCAATTCGCCATACATCTTCTCCATAGTCCTTATACGCTGCAAACCGACCAAAACCTAAATAGGTCTTGGCCGGTGAATACTTCTTGATGAGCTCAATACCGAGTTGTGTTAAAAACGGATACTGGTCCCAATCATCCGTTTTTTTCTTACGAGAAGCCAACGTGCAAATTTAACTTGCACACCAGCTTACCGCATTTTAAGGAACGACAACACGCCCGGTGTAAGAAATTTCTGAATATCCGTCTAGTGTCAAGAGAACTACGTAATTTTTTGTTGCATCTGTAACTGTTACCGCAACAACACCTTTGTCTTTGCCGTTTTTAATGATGTTGTTAAATTTCAAATAGCCAGTAGGAGCAGCACCTGCCGTATAGGCATCTTCTTGAAAAATTTCAATATTCTCAATGCCTGAAGAGCGGTCAATGGTGACGATGATGTCTCCAGTGGTACCAGGATCAACACGAAATCCACGGATATTGATGCCACCAGTAGAGACCGCAGTAGTGCTGCCTAAATAGGTAATTTCTGACCCAGCATCAACGCTGAAGGTGTCAAGCGTACCTTTAATCGTGCGAGTAGCCATTGCAGTTAGGAAATTTGACTAGCGGTGGAGTAATTAAAATTAATTTCAGCGTCAATGCCGTGTTCTTTAAGGATATTCAAGAACAGTTGTTTGTCCATCGTTTTTTGATGAAGCGTGTCCAGAAACGCTTCCTCAAGATCTTCGCGATCTAATTCGCGAATAGCGAATGCGGCGGCATGGAGTGCAAATTCAGCGTCCATGCTTATTCCTGGGGCATTGGCGTCCATTAATTGATCCAATCCATGCCTTTAGTTTAACAGCCGTGAACTGAATTGGCCTTAAAACCGGTAAAAAGATTTTAGAAAAGGCGTCCTACCGGGGCTGTGATGGGGCATGTGGGCATCAAGGCGGCGCCTTAACAGAAAAGCGCTAGTTGCGTAAACACCACTAAAACTCAAACCGAACACAAATAAAATTAAAATCACTTGCGTTACAGTCGCCAAACAATTATCATTTTAAGCAGAGTAGTACTTAAGCTATGACGGTAGAGCAGTTGGCGGCAGAACTGGCAAAAGCAGCGGTGAGTGGGGTGAGTAAGACACAGGTTGCTAGTTTTTTTAAAAAAACACACAACATTGATGATGTTGAATTTAAAAATTTTTTAAAAATCTGCAACTTTAAAGCAAAACCTTCTCGCATTGATTATAAATATTTTTACAACTTACCCGTTACTCAAAAAGCCAAACAATTGACATATCCTTTTACACAAATATATACTTGTGAAGAATTCTTGTCCCCAGGTATTTGCCAGGCTTTGATGAACTTGGTCGACAGTAGGTTGCGGCCCTCAACCGTTTCTAATCCAACAGATGATTCTATTGTCTCAGATTATCGCACTAGTCAAACAGCTGATCTTAATTTTTTTGAATCTGACGCTTTAATGAAACTTGATCAACTTATTACAGATTACGTCGGGATCAAACCGTACCTGGGGGAAACGTTGCAATCACAAAAATATAATCCAGGGGAATATTATAAAGAGCATTGCGATTTTTTCTTTCCGTTGTCTAAAGAATTTAAAACTTACACTGAATGGATGGGACAAAGAACATGGACTTTTATGTGTTATTTAAATGACGTAGAAGAAGGCGGAGAAACATATTTTAAACATCTAAATTTAAAAATAAAACCTAAACAAGGAATGGCTGTTATCTGGAATAATTTATACAAAAACGGTTTACCTAATCCTAAAACACTGCATGAAGCCCTTCCCCCTATAAGCGGTAATAAATACGTAATTACTAAATGGTTTAGATCTTGGTCGTTAATTTAGTTGCCAGCCATTTGAAAAGTTACGGTAGCGTTATTACCTCCAACACGTTGAAGAAAGTTAGCGCGGATTTTTTTCATCGGAAACCCGCTGACATTGTAAGTGTAAGTACCATTAACAGTAATGGTATTAGAAATCATCGCACCGTAATCTGTTCCATTTAAACTGCCTTCTAAACGCACGACCACATTGGTATCAATATTTGCAACGATAACCATTAAAGTGTAGTTTCGAGTTGAAAGGTAATTTGGCGTATAAACGTCATACGCTTCTGTAACTCCAGGTGTGACAAGGGTGGGCGGAGTAAAAAATACTGTCTGCTGGTAACTTTCGTAATAACTCATAATTTTGCCGCAAGTACCAATAGTTTAACCATAAAACTGCTTTGTAAACCACAGCGCGTAGAAACCCTGTGCACCCCCCCCCTGGTACCGTAGAAGGATGCAATAGCAGTGCTCAGCGCTTTAAGTTTATGCCTGTGCTTCAGTCCAAGAAATACGAGCAGCAATACTAGAAGTAGCTGCTGTAAGACTTGTTACTTTAACTGTCACCACGTCGGGGCCATCGGGGTACAAGTTAACTGAACTTGTCGGAACCGTTGTAGTTGTGCCGCCACCAAGAATGCTGTTACCTAGATCACGCACCAAGGTCAAATCTTGTTGTACAACACTCGGCGTGTACACAAAGAAGGACAAGATACTTTCACCACCTGTGATGGTAGTGGCGCCGGTAGCAGAGTGTGTTGCAATCTGCGCGAGACTGGAGCCGCCTGCGGCGGTAAACGCACCTGCACCAGTTCCACCTAATCTGCCATTAAGAATTAACTCTATCCTCAAGATAACTGCTGATCCTGTGGCAACTACGTCCATTTGACGCAGGGTAAGTTGCATACGATTAATAATATCGCGTGCACCAAGGAGCCCGGTAATACCAGAGTCAACAGTTGGCGCCAAACGAATACTTAGCAGCGCAACGTTAACAGCACTAGCAATAAGAGCAGCTGGAGTTCCCAGACCTGCTTGGAAAATGAAAGACTTGTCGTCATCATAACGACCGTCCATTAGCACCGCCGAGCCCCAGTGAGACACTGTTGCCGTAGCTTGCGCTGGGAACGCTGTAATTTGGACTGGAGCCGTAGCGCTATAGGTAAACGTTTGTGCACTGGAGCTACCACCGCCTCCACTTAAATTTCCAGACCCGCTGATGTTAACAACCGCTCTGCTTAACCCTGTAAAGGTTGTTGAAGTTTTGCTGTTGTAACGTATATATTCAATTGCTGCTGCAGTATTACCCGAAGCAGTAACAACAAGAATACCCGATTGTGGGAAATTTGCAGTACTTGCAACGGTCAACGTACTGACTTCTGTATTAGATAGTGTTGCCGCCAAAGTTGTTATCAATGGCAATGTATTTGATTCGTATCGTGAACAAATGTTGCCAGAACGCATGTAAGCTTCTGTATTGCGGTTGCTATTAGCGATGCGATGGCAGTAAATAACTTCACCGTTTTGATCTTTAAATCCAAAGCGAATTGCGCCAGCGCCATACCAAGAGTAGTCGATGTAGAACATCTGCATCTTGGTAAGATCTAGATTAAATTTAGTAGAACCTAAGCCGTCACAGCGATCAAGGTTCCACTGAGACTGCGGGATTTTTTCTTCAATACGCTTGCTGACAACACAATTTGAAACGTTGGTAGTCGACCGATACTCTGGGTAAATAATTAAAGCAGTATCACTTGTAATTGTTTGCACAATGTAACTCATGCCGCGAATTACAATGTAATCGCCAGGATTTAACTGTTTGGAAAATAGAGTGCTTGTACCAGTTACAGAAGGGCTTCCAGCATTAACTGCAATTGTGCCTGAAATTTGAGTAGTAGAGCTACGTTTAACTGCGTACAAAATTTGACCATCAAACTCAAAAAAGAAACCATTTTGCTCGTCAAACAATCCAGTACGATTTCTAGATCCGTACCAACTAGAAGGGCTTACGGTAAGAGGGAAACCTGTAGCAGGTGTAGCGCTTGGGGTAGCTGCTGCAGTGTAGGTAAAGCTCAAGTCAGTAGGTACGGTCAGAACCAGAAATGTTCCGTTATAAGCTGTTTCGTTACAACCCGAAACAGTAACAAAAGGACCGCCGGGCTGCGGATATAATGTTGAGGTTGTACCTGCAGTTGCAGTAATTGTTCCCGTTGGCGCACTGAGTACGTCAAATCGGAATGTCCTGGCATTTACAATCTCTTTAATCCTCCAAGTTCCATTTGGAGGATTAGTTGTTGCCGTGGTGCCGGTAACAAAAACGGTATCGCCAACAATAAAACCGTGGTTATTAGTTGTGGTGCAAGTTACGGTTAAGCCTCTGTTAAATGAAGCATTATTTGTAAAAGCAGCGCCCGCAGAAGCACTAACAGCAATGCCAGTACTTGCAGCAAAGTTGCCATTAAAATTGTGAGGAGTCCTTAAGTTAACGGTGACAGTAGTGCCTGAAGATGTGATACTATTAACGTTAAGTGCAGGTTTTAAACAAGTGCCAGTACTGAATTGAATGCCCTTACCAGATTGATAACGAAAATAGCGGCGAGTTTGGCGAATTAATTGATTGCCGGAATAAGGGTAACCAACCGAGAAAGCAACGCCACCATCAAAAGAACGATGGACAATACTGCCGTATGGGCGGGGATAAAGATTTGTAGAACCTGCGGTATTAACAATGGCGACCGTTGGAGCAGTAATAACAACAAAAGTAAAAGTATTAGAAGTAGGTGTTGTCTGTACAATCCACGCCCCGTTAGGAGCAGGAGTACCACCCGTAGTTCCTAATACGTAAATAGCATCCCCAACTGTTAAACCGTGCGCATTTGTTGTAGTGCAGGTAATAGTGGTACCACTAAACGTAAACGCTGAGGTTCCCGTTAAGGGAATGCCAGATCCCGTGTAAAAATTACCACTAAAAACATAAGTTTTAGTAACGTCATAGATAGAAGCAGCGGGAATTGTATTGGTTGCTACGTAAGTAAAACTTACACCAGCACTAACCGTATCTACCAGGAACCAACCATTCGCTAAGGGGTTGGTTGTATCTTGAATAAAAACAGGGGTGCCGACTGCTGGGGGAGTTGTCGTGGTGACGGTGACAACACGGGTACCAGCACCGGCAACTGCTGTAATAACCAAAGGGGTGGTAACGTCATAGAAAGCACTGGGTCTGTTGTTGAGCAGGTTCAGCGATTCCCATTTAGTGGACTGAGTACTGTATTCAAAGTCAGTATCGATCAACGCTTGCGGATTGGAAACACGCAGCTTGCCAACAGGGTCCTGTAGTGTTTCGCTGGGGGCGATAGGGACAGGATTGTAAAAACGATCAGTCCCGTCCGGGAACATGTGCTGGAATGAAGTTGCAGGCACTGACTTTACCCTTAACGCTGGAAACTTTTTTTAATTCTAACAGCTATGACTAAAGAGTCGCTGGTTTATTTCTTGTAATCCAGGTTAGCTTTAAGCAACCATTGGTTTTTCTTGTGAACACGGCCCCTTTCAACGCCAAGGTCAACGGTTAGTTGATCTCCAATCTGCTCTGACATTTTAATTAATTCTTCAAATTTTTGAGCAAGGAGATTGTGGTTGGTCGCCAGTTGAAGAATAATATTTTCTTGGTTAAAGCAATTATCCAAAGAAACTTCTGGCATGGTTGAGTACACTAGGTCCTCAACTGTTTTGGGCGTTGAAATATCCAAAGAACGAATGTGTTCGGCAATTGTGTCATTACCTTCCTCCATTTCTTGGTAAATACGTTCTGTCAAGAGGTGAAGTTGGTAAAATTTACCACCCATCAAGTTCCAGTGTACAAGCTGAGTTTGGTGGTAAACGTAAACAGAATCACGCAAGCACTGCGTCAGGTGACAGTAGCAAGGAGTTGTTTTATCAGTTGTAATTTTAGCCATTTAAATTAACCCCAAAGTCGCGAGCATGCCCAGTAGCGGGGCGTGTTTTTGTCCATAGTCTTATCACACCCCATTCTAGCCCGAAAGTTCTTACGCCGTTCAGGATCCTTGTGTTGGGTGTAGTCTTCATAACCACGCCGTCCGTACCGAACGATCTTTTCCTCACCATCATGACAAGATTTGACAACCCACTTATGTGTATCTCCGCCGGGCGCACGCTGAGGCTTATTGCACTTCATGTGCTCCTTAGCTAGTCGCTTGGCTTTAGCGTGATCAGCCACGGCTAGGTGTAGTACTCCTTGTTGGTAATTAAATCTTGAGGAGTTTGTCCGTTTGCAGTTTGTTGAAACCCGTCGGGGATGCGTGAGTTTGTTAACTCTTCAACAGCTCTTGAAATATAGTCGTCTAAAAACTTTTTCCCATCCTTTGCAGGCTGTTGCTCAAGTTGCGATCCATCCGAGGGTTGCATCATTGCAAATGTAGGGTACAGCCTGTGCTGTAGTAGTGAATCTTACGGAGACTTGCTCCATCCAGTCTTTTAGTTTAGCAACCCTTTGTTCTGAGTAGCACGGATGAGACTGATTCAAATACTCAAATGGTAATTGACTGGCTTTGGCGCGATTGCACGGGCCACAAGCTGCAGCTAAATTACTTCTTGTACTGTGACCACCTCTATGTTTAGGTACGATGTGATCAATTGTTGCAGTACGTTCATCTAATTGTTTGTCACAATAAGCACACTGCCAACCCCAACCTTCAAATACGTACTTTCGAAACCTTTTACGCGCTGCCTTAGGGCTTAAAACAATGAGATTAGATAGAAAGTCGTCTGGGCAGTGAAACATGGTGGCGACATGAATCCTTTCCCAAAAATACGGTGCACACATCTGCCTCGTACGCTATGCTTGTACCATTGGCCAACTAGCCCAGCGGCAGAGGCAACGAGTTTAAGCCTCGTTCAGGCTCGGTTCGAATCCGAGGTTGGCTATTGCTTATTTAATCCGTTAAACCTGCTGCAGCATCCTCAGCTGGATCGTAGTCAGCATCCTCTAAAAGCTTTAACAGGTAATAGTGGACACGATCAGTGGTCCAGCGTAAATCAACATCGCTGATATCGCAGATAATCGCATTCAGCCGCAGCTCACGTGACGGCTCACGTAAGTGGTCTGCAAGCAGCTCTAAGGCGCGGTAACGGCCTAGTGTGAAGTCCCCCAACATGTTAATCTCCCAGTCCAGCAGCACTTAACGCGGCACGTTCTTCTTCAGCTTCTTCTTTTTTTAGGATATCAAGAATCTCCAGTGCTCCTGACACTTTCAAGTACCCTTCTTTTGCTGCCATAAGATTGGTTTCCGTAGTGCGGATCTCTTCGGTCAACTCAGCAAGCTGTTTTTTAAGACCGACTTCAAGGTTTTGAATGGAGGACATAATACGTAAAATTTACTGTTATATTAGCAGATTATTAACGTTTGGCAAGTGGTGTAATAAGGCCTGCAAGCAGCTCAATAAACCGATAAACTTTGTTGACTACGTTGGGAACAGCTGCAGTTCTGGGAGTGGTTGTAATGTTTACAATGACGATTGCTAAAGCGTGTAACGCAATAATGATGTCAGTTAAATCTCTAATGTACTGAGCAAAGTTGTGCATGACTAAAAAATAATCAAATTAATTCTAAAACTAAGCAAGGTCTATGTACCAACCGCTGCCATCTCCTTCAATCATCCAACGCATTCTAATTAGTCCATAACTGTACTGTTTTGCATGACCATCAGTAGAAATGTACGTTCCAGTTTTGTGATCAATTTCACCCCAGGGGTCATTGACGGTGAATTTTTGAATACTGTCATCGTACCCCGTAACCACAATCCAATGCCCCCCGCCAGAGGGAGCATTACTGGGGCCCTGATGCAGAATTCCAATGGGAATAGGAATGCCGTTTTTAAGGTTGCGAACAAGATCAAGGAGCCTGCCACTTTGTTTAAAAACAGCTTTTAAGCCCAGGCTGCGCAAAACTTTGACTTGCACGCTGCTGTCTGTACTATCGCCAATTGCAAAAACTTTCTTGACATATTCATTGTCATTTTTAACAGAGCCTGGCTTTAAGTACATAGCAGCCATAGCGCAGGAAGAAGAAAAACAAGTGCGACTGGCATCACGATAATTATCACGCTGTGACTGATAAGGCACATCAAGAAGTTTGCGACTAATTGTATCTTTATTAACGGTTGAATTACGCTTGGGGACAACACGTCCAGTCAAGCCTTCCCAATGTTCGTCATAAACCCACCAGGTACCCATTCCACCCGGTAGTTCTAGTTGCGTATGTTTGTTTCTTTGTGCCAGTACTTTACAGCCTTTATAATCACGCCCCTGAATAACTTTTGCAAGTTGATTATTAGATAAGTCTGCACTGTCAACTGGTTCTTTTTTAAACCACGTTTTTTGAGATGAGCGGATATCAATGGTTGCCATTGGTGCAGTTATGTCAGCACAGAAAAGTTTAATTTCAGCATCCCGCCTGCGCACAAGACCTGGTAAGGGACCGTTGCTGCCTTTAACCCATTTGGGCAGTTCTTCTTTTGCTACTTTATTAGGATCTTCTTTATTGTTTAAACGTTTACGCAATGTGGATTCTTCTAATGCACCAGCGCCGCAGTTAAAAGCAAAAGAAACCAGTGCATCAAATTGCGCTTGAGTTAAGGGAATAGTAATCAAACTGGAAACTGCTTTCTCAAATTGATCTAGATCTTTTTGTAAAAGTGCAGTTGCTTCTGCATCAGTAATTGTCTGACCGGAATGGACATCAGTTCCGGTGTGCCCGATCCCGATGGTAAGGATTCCTGAAGGGCAAACGTAACTGGTTAAACGGCAACCCTCAAATTCACGTATGAGTGCAATGCCTGTGTTTGAAATTTTCACAATACCTGTTCAGTAAGGAAGGTTAATTAATAACGAATCATTAGTTGACCAATGGAAGTCCGGTACACATCCCCAGCAACAAGGCCGCCTGCAATTGCAGCAGCATTGTCGGCATATGTAGGAGTATTAACAATGTTAACAATGCCCGTTGATTTAATCCTCATACGTTCAGTGGGAGATGCTGCCCCATCAGCGGTTGTGCTGAAGATCAAGCGACCCGGCATGTCGGTGCTGCCAGGTGTACCATCTACTTCACCAGCAACAGTTGCGGCTTCGATAAAACTAGTACCATCTGCACCGTGAAAAGTTAAAGTTCCAAGACGACTGCCATTGACAACTATGGCATTTGAACCAAGTGATGCTGCACCTGATCTGCCCAGAAGCACGTAAGGAGGGTTATTGCTTACAT